TATAACCTCATCTACTTTGTTTTGCCACCAATCAGAATTGTCGTTTATAACAATAAAATCATCGCCTGAATCACCACTCCAAGTAGCGTCTTGATAATCATCATTATAGTAAGGTTGTTCTACTTTGACGTCACATATATCAGCAGCAGTACCAATAGTAGTCATATTGATTTGTGATTCTGCTAAACCTTTACCATAAGAATCATCAATAATGTAATCAAGAAAACAAAGAGCTGGATTGCTTGACCATTGATAGGTAGAAGCATCGCCAAAAGTCTGACCTGTATCTCTTGGGTCGTAAACTTTCTTACCTTTAACTTGTACTGTTATTTGTGGTACGCCTTTATACATACCCTTTTTATCGTAATCAAAGGCTGCTGCTATGTAACAGATACCATTTAACTTATGATTTGTAGTCCACTCAGTAGGTATGGATGCTCTTAGCATAGGGTCTGCTGTTTGACTGTCTGCACCATGATGCAAGTTAAATACAAAAGAATATCTTAATGCTGGATTAGTACCTAAAGTACCTGCGTTTGAGTATTGAACATCACCAACTTGAGATGCAGTATTTAATGGTTGATGATGACTAAATCCAGTTTGACCATTTCTATCCGAACCTACATATCCACCGCCTTTGTAAATATTTCCATCAAGAATACTATTGCCATCTATTTCTATTGATGATGGAACAATCTCTGAACATTCACCAACTGATATTGCATAAACAACAAACAAGTCCTTTGACCTGTTTTGTGCTGTATCCATGTAAACAACCTGACAACCCACTCTTCTTGTTCCATAGATGACTGGTATCTTACCACCAGCAGCAGTTTTATTAGCCATGATGTCTTGGCCTTTGGAAAGCATTTGCCTTGCTTGTAAGAAGCCTTTAACACCTACAGCAGTGGTAACAGCCATGAAGACCATGTTTATTTTTTCTAAGGTCTGAGCATTATTCCAAGCCGAAACTACCGCACCACCAATCTCTCTAAAAAAACTAAAAATAGCGTTTAACATTTATGAACCCCACCTTACATCTGATTTTACTTGTGTGGCAAATTCCAAACCTCTATCACCTGAATATTCTGCTTGTTGAGATTCATCTGAATAATGTCTACCTTTTGTTAAATTCCAATTTGCCCAATGTGAAGCAACAGTCATAGAAATAATTGAATTATCTATACTTTCTGAAATAGATATGCTTCTAATTTGCCCTGTAAAATAATTTATAGCACCTACCAAAGTTTCATTTTCATTAAAATAAGCTAAATATATCTCCACTGTTTTATCTGTAAATGCACCGCTTTGAACTAAACTTCTTACTTGGTCAGTAACATTTGAAAAACCAAGATTGATTTCATCTATCTGTAATTGACCTGTTTCTGTAACTGAATCTACAGTTAGAAAAGAACCACCAGCTTCATAAGAGTTAGAATCATAAGTAACATCTGAATACCAATCAGTCAGTCTTATCGTTGTAGATAAGCCTAATTCAACAAGAAATGCTGTTTTGGTTTGTTGTGCTGAGACTTGTGTTTGTAAATCTGTTGATAAGCTTCTTGGCATTACTCAATAACCTCTCTAACATCAAATGAAATACTGTAAAAACCACTTGCATCTGTTGAATACATTATTTCATCATTTTCAAGATAAACCTTAAAAAGAGGTTTATTAACAGTTACAGCTTCATTATCCGCTAGAGCAGATACTAAGTTAGGCAAGATATTAACAGTTGCAGCACCGCCTGATGCAGTTACTTCATCCTGCACCATATAAACCTTTGAATGACTTGCAAATTGTATTAAGTCACCTGCTCTTAATGCATGATTCGTATGTGAAAAACCATCCATAGGCACAGCACTTGCACCTACTGAAGTTGCACCATTAACAAGAATATCAGTTTCACTATGACTTACACCCTTGTTGTTTAATGGTGCGGTTATATCAAAGTTTTCATAGCCACCTTTTTGTTTAGATAGAAATGCAAATATTTCCTGTGCTTTTAATTGGTCAACTGGTGGCATTTGCACTGTAAAGGAAAAGTATTGTGCACCTATTTGTCTTGCTGACTTTTTGCCTGATAAAGTTTGATTCAATAATATAGGTCTATTGTCTTTGAATTGTAAGGCTCTAAAATTTGGGTCTGTTGGAAAAGTTCCTGACATTATACTATCCCCATTTTGCCTTGAGTATTCATGGCATTGTTAATTATTTGTGTTATAAGTCCTTTTCTTGATGATAATAACTGGTCAAATCCAGCAGCATCAACTGTTGATATGTTGAAGTTTACTGTAGCACCCATACCTTGTCCTTTTGTATGGTCTATAACAGTTTCATTTGGATGTAGTATTGCTGGAAAACCACCTCTTCCATCTATACCACCTGCTCTTACACCAGCTCCAGTAAAACCACCGCCCTCAAAACCTCCAATCGACCTAGTTGGAACTTTTATTGCATTTGCTGTTGTGGATAGTGATGAATTTACTGATTTAAATATACCACCAAAACTTTGAAACATTTTATCTATTACAAGTTTTTGCATAGCAATTCTTATTAATTCAGTAACTATTGATGTTGCAAAATCTTTAAAATTGGCTTTACCTGTTTTTAAAAAGTCCATAGTTAAATTAGTGATACCATCGTATGATTTTTTAAAAACGCCTTGCATTTCTTCTTGAACTGTTTTTATCTTAGTTATAAAGTCTTTATAACCTTTTTCCGCATCTTTAAAGAATTGTTGTAATTTTGTTAATGGTGTAAATCCTGTTTTCCCGTCACTATCAGGTGCATCTTCTGTTGGAAACAGTAAATCCATGATACTTGGTATATCTGATTTTGCTATCTCTGTATTTGATATTTTCTCTATATCTGCAACAAGAGCTGCTATTTTTGCTTCTCTCTCCCCTTTATTATTTTTTGGGTCAGGTAATAAATCTATTGTGGGTAATTGTGATACATCAAATTTTTCTTTTATAAATTGTGGTAATTTTCCTATAAGATCATTAATTTTTGTAATACCTCTATTTACGCTTGAAAAAATTATGTTTACAAAATCATTAAATGTTTGTTTTACTGGTTGTATAATTTTTTGCCCAAAAGCTAATTTTATTTCTTCTGCAAATATTTGCATTTTTTTTCCAAAAATAGGAAGAGTCTTTTCGGAGAAATTTTTAAATATATCCATTAACTCATTTCTAAAAACATATCCAGCAAGTACAGCAGCTTGAATTCCTATAATAAATGCACCGAATGGATTTGCCATCATGGCTATGGTTAATGTTTTTAAAGCCGCAATTGCTGCAAAAATAGCTGGTATAAATATTACATCAAGATTATCAGCCACCTTTTTAATACCACTAGCTAATTGAGAAACCTTACCAGTAGATTCCTGAATATCACCTATCATAAACTGGAAGCTGTTTCTTAAAGCAACACCAGCCTGCCCAAGTGTCATGGGCATGTCTTTAATTAATTCATTGGTTTCATCAATACCAGCAATAAGTATTGGCATGACTGTTTCTGCTGTTAACTTACCAGCATGACCAAATTCACGAAGCTCACCAACTGTCATATTAAGACCATCAGCTAACATCTTCGTTAGAATGGTGTTGTTTTCCATTACTGATCTAAGCTCATCACCCCTTAATGCACCTGAAGCTAAACCTTGTGCTAACTGTCTAGCAGAGTTATTTGCTTCTTGTGCGTGAGAACCAGCAATAATGAATGTGTTTGCTACCATTTGTGTAGCATTTGCTACATCATCTTGTGTTGCACCTAGATGTTCTGTAGCCAAAGAAAGTCTTGTGAATAACATAGCAACAGCATCAAAATCTGATCTTGACTCTAAAGCTATTCTCTTCATGTGAGACATTGCTTTTGCTGTTTCTTCAGCACTACCTGTAAAGGCATCCATTCTGTTTTTAACACCAATCATCACATTGGCGGCTTCAGCAAGCTCTCTTACTGAAAAGGCTGCTGCTAAAGTATTTCTTAATTGAGAAGCAGCACCATTAACACCTCCGATGTCTCTTTTAAATCTGTTTAACGATGCTGTTGCCTTATTATCAGCAAACATCGTTATTACATATTTCAATCCTTTAGGTAGTGCCATTTCTTTCTTCCTTTATCTCAAGATAAGCTAACCAACCTTGAAACTCCTCTACAGTCATCTCATCTATTTCATATAGAGTCTTTCCTAATTTTTCAGCTAATGCATATCTTATGTAAAGCTGCTTATCTTCTATTACTTTTTTTTAACTATTTCCTGTGAAACATTATTCATCATTTCAGTAGAAACTCGTATTAATACATCTCTATCTACCCTCTCCAATAAGGTTTTCTTATCAGCGATAGTAAATAACTTTTCTCCAGTTTCATCTAATGCTTTATAAATCAAAACATAAGCTAGTAACTGGACGTCATCATCTTGAGCTAACTTCATAAACTTAGAAGTCTCTGAAAGAGTTATTGGCTTGCAATAAATCTTTAGTGGATTATCTTCATCCTCACCCCATTCAGGGACTTCTATAATTTTAGTTTCTAAACTATCAAAATGCTTTTTCGCGTTATCTATTACTGACATGGTTTTATACTGTTGTTGTTGTTAAGTCGCCAGTTCCTTGAATACTTAATGATGCTTCAACCATACCATCAAAAGAACCAGTTCTTGAAACACCTGTAACAATAGCATTACCGCTATAGTAAGTATCTGAAACACCTGCTGGATATAGGTTAATTTCTATGGTATTTCCAACCACAAAAGCACCCTGACCATTAGTGTCTCCATCATCCCAAAAAACATCCAA